AAATCTTCCGCCGACAGCATCGATTACACCAATCACAGACTCCTTGATTGAGCCAAGTTCTTCGAGCGGTTTCTTGAGGTAGCTTACGAACTTTACCAAGCCTACCGAAAGGGCACCGAACGACAATGTGTCGATTGCTTCTGCTACCCGATCAAAGTCTATTTCGGAAATCAACTCTGCGATTTTCTTAAAGCCCCTTCCAGCAACGGAAGCAAGTGCAGACATAATCTTTCCGATGGCTTCACCAATTGTCTTGAGAAATTCAAGGACCTTGCTCTTGGAACTAAGATTATCGAGCGATTCCGCGGCATTATCGACACTTTCGCTGAGTTTATTCGTTACGTTTCCAGCGCTACTGATAGAACCAATAAACCTTCCGATGAACCCTGAAATTTTTGAAACGATTTTTGAAATTCCATCCGTTACTTTACCAAGACCTTCGCCGGCTTTAAGAGCTTCATCCATCCCGGACAGCCATTCGCCAATATTTCCGGTCAAAGCGAGTACATTCCCTCCAAGCGAATGAATGGTTTCACCGAAGGGTAAAATGCCTTTAACGACGGCAGAAATTCCTTGTTTAACCATGCTTAAGATGGCGAAGAATCCTTTGAACGTGCTTTTGAGATTAGTGGCTGTTTCTTCCGACATTTTGAATTTTTCTGTAAGATCTCTCAGTTTTTCGGTTAGATCATACAGTTGCTTGGCGGTCGTTTCGGGAAAGATCTCCCGAAATGCAGTCTTGATTGTAGTCAAGATTCCGACGATTTCGGTCCCATCATCAGCAATTCCACCAAAGATTGCATTCCAGGTGTTCCATAGAGAGTCAATAAATAAATCTCGGCCTCCGAGATCTCCCCATTCAGCCAAAAGCTCATTTCTTGCCTCTGCCCCACTGGCAAACACATCGTATAATGCATTCGAGAATTGTGTCCACAAAACACGCTGCGCTTGATAGTCACCAAAAATCGACTCAAACGTGGTCATCCATCCCGTACTAACCGCGTCCTTAACAGCATTGATAGCATCTTTCAGGGTCTTTGCCTCCTGTGCCGCTCGGAACGATTTTTCTCCGAGATTCATTGTCTCGCTTCCGAGTTGATCAAAAATTCCCCTAAGATCCTCTGCTGTTAAACCTGTTTCTTTCGCTACCTTGGACAAATCGAGGGTTCCGCCTTTGTACTTTTCGATGTAAGTAAGCAGATCTGTTGCGCTAAGACCGGTTTTTTCGCTTGCAGCATAAAGATTGTCTGCAAATCCGCCATATTTGTCCAGTGTGCTAAGCAAGACTTCGCTTGAAAACCAGCAATCAGAAAGCGCCGAGTTAAAATTCGAGACGGTTACTTCGTTTCCTTTTAATGTTTCAAATGTTCCGTCAGATTTTTTTCTCAATGTGCCCATTGCTACCGCCGTATCGATTGCTGTCTGCTTGAACTCAGCAGTTGCCATATTAGCATTTTCAATGGATTTCCAATCCATGAGCTTGACAGAGCCCACTGCTATAGCCTGTGAAAGGTTATACATAGCTCGTCCAGCTTCGCCAACATTTGCTCCGGAAATAGCCGCCCATGTTGAAATACCTTGCATCGCCGTTACCGACTGATCGAGTGGAATATTATTGGATGTAAATTTACCAATGTTATTGACCATATCGAGAAAGCTATATGAAGTTTCATCCGTGAACCAGTTAAGCTTCTCAAGCTGACTGTTTACGTACTCCATTTGCTTTCCGGCGTCATCAAAGTCTTTTGCGGTAGCAGCCATAATCGTCTGAACAGCTTGCGTTTTATCCGCGTATTTGCTCCAGCCGGCAGTTACCTGATCGACGGTCAGAGACTTTACAAGCTGTTTTCCGGTATTTACAGCTGAGTTAGTTATGTTTGCAAGGGCGGTCACACCGATGACTTCTAAGGCAGAAAAGCCTCTCTGGACAGTTTCAACAGCTCCGCTCAAAGGAGCAAAATCTACCCCCTTGGCGGCAGCACCAAGATTATCAAGACCCTTTGTGGCGCCGTCAAACCGAAGTGCTTTTTTGAGCTTGTCCAGAGTAGACATAGAAGTAGATACGCCTTGTTCGAACTGTCGGTTGTCGAACCGCATTTCCACGACTCTCTGGTCAATGGTTCTACTCATAGCTTTTTGACCTCCTTCCATGCATCATTTGCAAGTTTGTCAAAGATGGGCCTGATAGCGGGGTTAATATAATCGCGTCCTTGTACCCATCCGCCATTTTTTGTCGCGTGACCATACTGCAAGATGATTGCAATCGGAACGCCCTTGTTAATATTCGAGTTCTTAAAAGAAATGGCGACACCGCCTTTGGTTCGAGTGATCTCGTAATACCAAGACGATGCCGTCTTTCCTGAATCGACAGGGGTTGCAGACGCAAGGGCGGCAACTCCTTCTCGACCGTACCTATCGAGATCGCCCAAACGAACGGTCTCTTTTGCTCTCTCCAAAAAGCGATTAAGCTTGGAGAAGTCGCCCTTTTGTCTGAATGTTATCATTTTGAATTTCTCCTACTATCCGCGAGAATTCCACTTCTTCCGTCGAGCAGCGTTAAGCTCGGCGTTGCTTCTCATGATCTCTCGCTGACTCTTTTTCTTCGTAGGTTTGTTTTCCTCGTTACAAACTCGTATCAAGGTAAGAAGACGATTTAGATGCCACTTCTGGCATTCGAAAGGAATCTGATACGTTACCATCCAGTAGTAGATCAGTTCGCTTGTAACCTGCTGTGCATTTTTCTTTGGCCCACCCTTTTGCTCTGCGAACCATGTTGCAGTCATGGGCGCCTCGATGTACGCATCAATTTTTGCGAAGTCCTTATTCGTAAGACACTTATAGACGAGAGGATCGACGTTCTGCGTCAATGTCATGCATCGAGCGTAATCTCTCGTTTCTTCCATCGTCTTCTGCGTATCTGAAATGAACGGCTTTCGCCATTTGGATTCCCACTTCGAGATTGAAACGAGGGAGTGTTCAAGCGTCAAGGTTTGCTCCTTTACATACAGGAACTCCTCATGCTCCTCATCCCATAGCTCCGTATATGGAACCCGAATCTTCAGCATTTACTCGGCCTTGACGGGCATCTGAACTACCTTATCCCCGGCAGCCTTGATGTCATTGGGGATCAGGCCGTTGAAGAAGTTGATGGCGGACTCCGTATTGGTCACGAGCTCCATATACAGCTCGGAATACGCCTCGGTCTGGCTGAATTCCGTTCGCAGCTCGTCACTCTTGACGAAACGCTTGCCATCGGCGCTCTTCACGCCATACGCCTTGAGAATCAGTTCCTTGAAAATGCGCATGAGTTCGGGACGATCATCCGTCTCCTTGATTCGCTCCATCATGGCGGAGAGACCGCCGTTCACGCTGAGTTCCATCTCAGTCAGTTCGGCCTTGGTGAAGTTGAACTGATACTTTTCGGTTCTTTCCTGGCCGTTGTAGTCGGTGTAGGTGATTTCCTTGGTGATCATTTTGAAATATTCTCCTTTCAGTCAAAAAAAAGACGGGGCGCCAGCCTAACTGAATACGCCCCGCACGTTTGATTAGGTTTAAGCGGACAGAATCGTGATCAGTTCCTCGGGCAGAGGCAGACGTGCCTCCTTCTCTGTACTGCCATACAGAATGTCCTCCAGCGCCTTCAGCTTTTCGGGTGCCAGCTTCGTGCTGTCGACCTCCACGGAAGCGGTGGGCTTGTGATTAGGTACATTCACGGGAGTGCAGTCGACCTCCCAGGACATCGTGGCCGCATCCGGATTGTCGTTCACGGTCTTATGATCCTTCTGAGAGGGAGATGCGAGACCGCCATAGATCAGATGCAGCTTATAACCGTGCTCCTGACCGTCAGCATCGTTACCGATGAGGGTACGATAAGACAGGCCAAACGGAGTACGGGCCTGCTGGCCGATGGTAACACCCTCAACAAGGGTCGCGGAACCATCGCAGGCGTAGAACTCGTCGGGGAACATATACGCCTCGACGGTGTACTTGTACTCCTCGGCAGAAAGCAGCGTCAGGTACTTGATGTTGTCCGCATACAGAGCGGTCGGCTCTGCACCGGAAGGATTCTCATTCACCGCGGTAATGCCGTTCCAAGCGACACCCTTGGGATAGGCGCCACTCACAGCGGGATACAGAACGCCTCGATCTACGCCGGTTTCAAACAAACGCTCACCGGTCTTATCCCATTCAAGTCTGGGCATAGAGTTGTCCTCCTTATGTTATTTGTAGTAGATACTGAAAACGTCGTGATTGAGATTGTCCGCTTCATAGTGTCGAACGAATCGGCACATTGGCAGCTTAGAGATCGCATCTACGATCTTGCTGTCTGGATCTTTGTCAATCACGACGATTTGGTATTGGCGGTCTTGTTTGTAGACCGAGTTCTCGGCAAAGGTATTTTCAATGTCATCTCTCGAATACACGATTGCCGGATACTCCATTTTCACGCTTTCGGGCGGCTGAAAGTATACTTTTCTGCTTCCAAGGGTCTTGCAAAGAAGCTCATGAAGCTCAAGCCGATGGCGCATTGTATACACCTCCGATCGTCAGGATGAGTCTCGGATACTCCACCCGAATGTTTGTGATCTTCCACTTTGCGCCAGCGAATACAACATAACGCATTGCATTGAAATTTCCGTTGGCATACGGGTCGGCAACGATACTAATTTCGTTTGCAATGTTGACGTTGTCATTCAACTGATCTGCACTTTGCACCAGCCGTCTGTTTTGGAGAACGTCGCCGGCGTATCTCCGCTCGGTAATTTGCTCCTCCCATACGCCCGGTCGAGTTTCTACCGTTGCGACGTAGCCGATCGACCCGTAAAACTTTGCCATTTTGAATTTTTACGCCGTGTACTCGGAAGAGTGCAGAGTGACTGCGGCAGGCGCAGATGCCAGCACATTCCAGGCAGTGATGTCGACGCACTTCTTTGCGGTGTTTTCCTTCATTGCAGCCACAGGATAGGTGGCACCCTCATAGGAAACCAGCATGCCGGTCATGAACAGACGAGAAACAGTGTCCTTATCAAGCTTGACCGTGCAGCCGCTGTCTTCGTAGATGTAATTGTCATTCTTCTTACCGTAGACAACGGTATTCTTGACGTACTTCTCCTCGGACGTAGAAAAGATCTTGTTCATCGATTGTTACCTCCTTTATGTATTTACAGCCGGTCAGGCAATAGCCTCATCCAGCTCCAGAGCGATGGCGGAGTAGGGCTTGGTCAGGGCACCGGAGCACCGGGTCTCAATCAGGAACTTCTCCTGGTTGTAGTCGATGTCGAAGTCCTCGAACATGTTGATGGCGCCGCCCTTGTCAGCACCGACGTTGTAGTCGCTCAGGTTGCACACGATGCCCATCAGCTCACCGCCATTGACGCCCTTAACGCCCTCCATGACGGGAACGGTGATGATCTCATTGACGCGCAGCTTCTTTGCCAGCTGGGACTCATCGGTGTACAGATCACGGCCGGTGGTGTCGGTCAGCAGCAGCATGCTGGTCAGCATATCCTCGGTGGTATACAGATCAGGATTGCCGGAGCCCTTGTAGTCCTTGCGGGCGCGAATAACCTGCTTGATGAAGGAACGTGCCTTGGTGTCCTCGTCGGCGCCCTTCGCCACGGGGACCTTGCGCTTGATGGTGTACAGATCATCGTCCTTGTAGATGGGACGAATGTTGCTCTCGTTGATCTTGTCATCGCTGGAAGCCAGTCGACCGTCACCGATCAGGTAAGCGCGAGCCAGCTCCTCGTCCAGCATCATCCGCATCTCGGACTTCAGCCATGCGATCACGTCGAAATCGGTGATTTCGATCTTGTCATCGCGGTCCATCTTCTGCTTCTTATACACAGTGGTTGCGCTGGTGGTACGCTTCAGCAGGCTGAAGACCTCCTCCTTCTTCAGGTTACCCTTGAAGTAACCCTTTGCCCGGGCCTCATCCTCGGTGATGTTGGCAAAGACGGACTTGATGCGGGAGAAAGGCGTATGGTGAACCTTGGCCATAACCTTGCCGACCCAGCCGGTATCGCGCTTAATGAACTCAGGAGGATTGTTCAGGCTCTTCGCCTCGGGGAACAGGTAATCGATCTGGTCAATGCCGTACTCGGCAGAGTGCTCCAGAACGCTTGCCTTCATGCTGCCGCAGCGCTTAGCGTCGCCGATGATGGTCTGAACAGCATCATGGCTCAGAGTCTTGGTGGTGTCCCGGGTCTCGGGATCAAAGAGATTGTGCTGCATTTTGGAATCCTCCTCTTCGGAATCGTTTTTGGTATCGGCACCGGCCTTGTTGCTCTCAAGAACCTGTCCGATAATGGCATACACGACGGTCTTCTGGTCCTCGGTGAGAGTGTCAAACACGTCGGCTACGGTTCGGTTGTCTTCCTTCTTTTCGTTCTGCATGTTGTTGTCCTCCTTGGCGGCCTCGGCGGCGTGAACCAACGTGATGGGCTCTCCGGTGTAGATGATGCCCTCCTCTTCGCATTCCACTCCGTGCTTGATGACGGACTCGATAAATGCGCCAGGGTTGGCTCCGGCCATAACCAGACTCACCTCTCGGATAACGCCATGAAGAACGTCGGGGCCACGCTGCTGAAGCTGATTTGCAAAAATAGACAGCGCACAGATGTCGCCATGTTCGACGACTTCTCTCGCTGCCTGACCGGATTCACTGTTATTGAACGAACAATAGGCGTACACGCCTTCGTCTCGGTTCTCCAGCAAAGCATGACCGAGTACGTTCAGCGGGTCATTATGCTGGTGATTCCATACAAGGGGAACTTTCTGGCCGTTGTTGCACTTAAAGGCATCCTTGCGGATAATTCGCCCGTCAGCGCACTTCAGGTCATTGCGAGTAGCCCATCCGCTGAAATCGCAATTTCTATCCATTTTGAATTTCTTCCTCCTTTTGAATAGTTGTGTCGATTGCCTCTGCTTGCGGCTCCTCGCCGCTCGGTTTGCTAAGGTTCTTGTTCCGAAGTTCATCCGCTCTCGGATCGTTGGCGGGTTTCATTCCGATAACCTGACGGACCTCGTTGGACGACATGATCTCATTGCGCGTGAATTTATCTGCGATCTCAGCCATGGCACTCACAGGAACCAGCCGGAACGGGTCCCTGAAGTATTCAATGGACTGCCCTCTTGTTCTCGCCGTTTTTGACAAGAACGTGCAACGAATGGCGTCCCGAATGGCAGAGATAATCGGGGCGATGGTTCGGTTGTCGTAATTGAGCATAGTTTTTTCGTCAGCGGTACCATCCATAACTCCCTGAGTAATACCCAACTGGCTATAAAGCATGCTCGTGAGGTATTCAATCTGAGACATTAGGTTGTTATCCACTGCCCGATTCAACTGCGTAATACGCTCCGTACCATCTGTGTAGGCAATGCCATATTTTGAACCGGCCAACTGATCTTCGATCAGCTTACGCCGAGATTCAGCTTGCTGACGACGCTGCTCTGTCTTGATCACATACGGGAGCTGGATGATCAGATCCAACTTCCCGGAGCCGCTTTGTTCATCAATCACATCGAGAAGATTGAGCTTTCGAATAAGACGCTGCAGAGTCGAGTTGGGCTCATTCATCACGGAATACAGAGGGTTCGTGATGATGGCAACTGCCGTCTTCGGACGAATTATCTCTACCTGTCGACCAAGGATATCGTTGTAGACTCGCAGCTTCACATGGCGCGGATACCACTCCAGGATTTTGGCAGTACGCATACTGCCGATGTCGTAGGAGTCAGTGTATGCCGGGTCAGCAGTAGCCTCTGTAGGGACAAGGGCAACGACACCCTCATCCAGCATCGACATGACCGTATCCTGAATGAAAGCTGCTGCCGTCTGATCGATGTTTGCTTTCTCGGTCAGGCAATAGTTGAGGTATGACTTGGCCGGTTCGAGATATCTTCCGTTAATTAAATGCCCGGAGTGTGAACTTCAGGTAAGCGACAAGGCAATTGCTTGTCCTCACTGCGGGTACCCTCTAAAAGGAGGACAAAAACGAAAACAAAGAAGTAAAAGCAACAAA